AACGGTTATTCCTTTAATCATAGTCATAGAATTCCATCACCCCATAACGCTGTTTGCGTAATCCCAGAGCCTTTAATTCGTCGCGTTTAATGAATAATCCGCCGCCTGGTGTTAAAAATGTTCCGGACACGTTGTAACCCAATGCCGATTCGGAATACTGAGTCATTGGTTCTTGACTTGTGGATGTCATTAATGTTCTAGCGACAATATCGACCGTTACAGACTTAACGACATTTTTATAAGGACCACTGTCATCAATCATTTGGTCAAGATCTTTGTTCACTTTTCCGGCTTCGAGCCTCAATCGGTCTGAAACAATTGGGAATAAAGCTTCTGCCCGTCCCGTTTCTTCTGGTTTCAAAGGTCTCCAGAGATTAATTAAATCTTCTACAGTAGCAAATGCTGTCATATTCACACCACCTATTCAAAGGCTTTTACGATTGCAGCAATTCGCGTTTCCTTATTTTTCTTATCTGCGGCGGTTAGTTCAATGCCTTCTTTTTCAGCCAACTCATCCAGTTCTTTGTTTGTCATTTCTTCTAAGTTGACTTCTTCTTCAACATATTCTTCCGTTTCATCTTCTTTTGGGGATTCCTTTAATTCTTGTTCTTGAGGCGCTTCAAAAGACATCGTTTCGGTTTGAGTTTGTGACATTTGGCCGTATTTCCTTACAATCTCTACAACTTCACCAGCAACAACTGAATGAGTAGTGTAGCCAATGTGATTCCCTTCTTCTGGACGGTAGTCTTTAACTCGTCCGTCCTCTGCACACTGTACTAAGGTTCCCGCCGGAAGGTTTTGAGCGGATTCCACGCGCCATACTGGATTATCTCGTACAGATACATTAACAAAACTGCCTTCTTCCAATTCATTGTTTGTCACAAAATCCGGTATCCAGCCTAACTCAGACGGTTTTAACAGTATCTTATCCCATCCGTCCTCATCGTTTTCCACACCTGCTAGTGCAAGTAATCTGTTTGCTGGTATATTTTCTAATACCTTTGCTTCAAATGTTGTCATTATCAATCATCTCCTAATAAAAAATAAGTGAGATAGAAGGAATTAACCTTCTACCCCGCCGCCACCGCCTGCGTTTATTACTCTTGCGAAATTACTTCCATCCATAATGCCCCACCCGAGATAAGTCTCTGAACGAAGATACACTTGGTTATGACCTTTTAAATCATTTCCGGAGTTATCAGGATCACCGTATTTAATTACTTCAAACGGGATCTGTTTTGCATAACCCCACTTGAACATGTTTCGGAAATCACCAAAAATAGCGCGGTCATCTGAACCTTCTGATACAGTTCTATTAACGTCAACCGATAAACCGTTCACACTACCTGGATTATTGCCCCAAGCAAAGTCCGGGAATTGTTTTACACCATTTATTTTGTAATTACCCAATGCAGATGCGAAAACCGGAGATAATGCTCCGCCGTTTAATTCGCCATCTGAAGCCGTAATTAAGTCAGCCGCCGACTGAACGTTAGCATCTGGGTCTGATTCATTGAATTCCACTGTCTGATTTACTTTATCATCAAAGTTATTATCTCCAATAACCGTTGATGCTGTGCCTGTTCGCGGATTAACCCCGTGCATAGCCATTAAATCTAAACCTCTAGCAAGCTTCTTCGCGTATCCATCGTTAAATGACTTTATGATGTTAATCCTTTCTTCCTCTGCCGAGTACATAAATTCGTCTGACACCCTTGCACCATACTCGACTTTGATTGGAATGATAGTAACTGGTGCTAACGAAATTCCACCATGGGATTTTGCTCCACTTTCTGCGACAATATCAATGTCACTGTCCATTGTAAATGTAAATTCTTTTTGTCCATTAAATGGAATTGGACGAGATTGCGATAATACCACTAACGAGCTTTTACCTTCTACTTTATCAATTAAATCTGATACTAATTCTGGACCGAATAGATTTCCTCTTTCTAATGTCATAATTTTATTCTCCTTCTAAGTTTAAATTTTCCACTAATGATTTGTAAGCTTGTTCTTTTTCGTCTACATTTTGTGGTTCCGTAGTTTTTAGTGGCAATGGTTGTTTCTTGTTTACAAATCCGGATATTTTCTCAGCATCCGATTTGATTTCTTCTTCTGTTGCACCGCTTAATCTACCTGCTAGTTCTAACGGAATGCCCGCTTGTACAGCGATTGATGTTTTTAAGTCTTTGAGTTTATAAGTTTCAACTTCTTTTTTTAGTTCATCTAAGTTGCCTTCATAAGTTGAATATTCTTCTTCTTTTGTTGTTAGCGTTTTTTGCAGGTCTGTAAGTTGTTGTTCAAGTGTGGACTTTTCGGTTTTCAATCCTTCGAGTTCTTCTTGTGCCGGCTTCAACTCTTGAATTGCTTTACCGTGCGCTGTCATCACTTGTTCAATTACTTCTTTTTCAAGCCCCAGTTTTTCTAATAGCTCTCTATTCATAAATAATTACCTCCAATTTTAGTTACGATTTGTTAACGCAGTTACGTCTGCGACTAGCTTTAATAGTTAACGTCCATAAATGCTAAAAAGACGAAAAAAGGCATAATAAAAGCACCTAACGCTTGTTCTTTAACGTCTTCAACCGTGAAAAAGACAATTAAAAAAGCACCTCACTTAAGAGATGCCTTTTAATTTATATTTTATTTGCTCTACTCCATTGATAACCGCCGTATTTCCATCCTTTTCTGATTCCACGACTTATATCTGTTTGGTCGACGCCAGTTTCAATGCTAGCCTGCTTAATACTAGGAAAAACCTTTATTAAATTACCATTCAAATCCCTTTGTTCTACTGGTGTTGATAACTTTTTATTGTTTTTAAGGCTAGGTCTTAACCCTGTTTTTATAGCATGGATGTTGTTTTCTTCATGAGTAGCCCATTCGAGATTTGATATGTGGTTATTTATTTTATTTCCGTCAATGTGGTTCACGGTTCTTTTCGGTTCTTCATCTCCAAAGTTCTCTATCACTAGCCTGTGAACAAAAAACTTCTTTCCTTTACCCTTACGCCATAACTCTACGTGATGATAACCGTGTTCATTCAATGAACATTTTAATAACCTCTTTGAGTAAGTCGAGTAAACCCTACCGTCATCCGAAATTAGATACTTATCATACCCTTTAACTGTTTTCCAATTTCCATCTGGTATGCTATAATTTATCATGTAATCAATCCCTTTCTGATTGGTTACCACAAGTCGGGGTATGTCCAGTACCGCCGGCTTATTTGGTTACTTATATTATACCATAAAAATGTTGTCATATCACTACCGCACCTGGTAGCTAGGAGATGTGGATCACACTCCTTTCTAATTTTCGTCCTTAGCGATTCCTTTGTTTTTTAAGTATTCCTGTTCCAGATCAAGAACCGCACGAACTTCTTCATATTCTAACCTCAAACCATCATAATCGTATGCTTTTCTTATGATGAAACCAACAAGTTCATCCTCATTAATCGTGATCTCTTCATTATCTGGCATTTTAAACCCTCCTTAATATCTGACTTTCTGCCTTTTAACCGGCTTAGCTTCTGCACAAGCCCAATGTGCTAATATCACAGATTCCATTAAAGCAATATCATTTTCTTCAACTTGTGAACGGTAACCAAATCCGCCATTTGTACCAATGTTTCGCTTGTCACAATTCGTCACTACTTGGAACAATGACGGTTGACTCTTATGCACAATTGTTTGTTGGAATAACGATTGTTCAAACAATGAATTGGCTACAATGATTTCTTTTACAGTCGGCAATATTGGTTTTTTCAGTCCTGCTTGTTTCATTGCTTCAGCAAAAATATTTTGACCATTTGCACCATCGATCACGACTTGTTGTACATCTGCATTTCTCAAAAAGTGAATAATCCATGCATGACCATTTCTAAGACTTTGGCAATCTATAGTTTCAACAAACACGTTGTCATCATCTGTTTTCACTGCAACACTTAAGGCAACATTTGTACCGTCATAACCATATTTTATACCAGCGAATAATTTACCTTTCAGTTTAGGAAGCCTGTCAACGTGAAGCTCTTTCCATTCATTTTCAGAGATTGCTGATTTTTGATTGTATTGAATCCACAAGCCTAAACGCTGTATATTGAAATCTATATCATCGTCGCCAACTTCGGATTGGACGTTTCTTTCTGTTACCCTTAAACCTAGACTGGGATTCGCTTGATACCATAGGTCTTTATCTCTTACATCAGACTGCTTATCTACACTCCACTCAGCCCATCCGGTATCTTCAACGCTTCCAGACAAAGAGTTTTCTCTTAATCTGGTGAATACAGTACCGCTCGAAATTGGTGTTGGCGGCGTACCTGTATAAATTGTTTGTGGATTTGGACTGGCAGCAATCGTATACATTAATGCTGAGCGTTGGTCATCTGTATATTCTTGAGCTTCATCCACGACTAATAAATCAAAACTTTCACCCAGACCTCCAGTAGATGTACGAGTTCTAAAATCGACGCGGCCGCCGCCGAATAATTCTATACTTTCTCGACCAGTCGCTTTTATTTTGCTGAAATCTGTACCTTCTTCAAGACCGCTTTCTTCCATAACCGCTAATAGTCTATTAAAGGCGGCTGCACTGGTTGTTGTTCGGTGTGCGGTGTGAAGTATTTTCAATCCTTCACTTAAACCGTATCGTTCAACAATTGCCACGATTTCATTCTTCCCGTTTTGACGCGGAACGGAATAACCAAAATTCATGTGTACCCATAAACCTTGACTATTTTTAGCTAAGATTGCATCAACAATAAATCGCTGCCAATCAAAAGCTTCTCGTCCTGATTTTTCGTATATATTAACGGCTTCGGTGCCGAGTGATTTTTTATATGGCAAGATTAGTGACCTGGTAGGCTCTTGGCTTCCAATTCGTTCCTTCGTCATTTCTATTACCTCTGCAGTCATCTACAGCACCCTTTCGCTACATCAACTCCACTCCCTTGTCCATACATTTTGTCTGCGCGCGTCACCTGGGTCATACTCTACAATGCATCTACACCTGTCGTGTCTTCGATATACATCTTCCGGTACATCTGGGTATTTATAAGTTCCAGCCATTTCACGACACCAATCACAGGGAGGGTTTCCGTGAGCCACTCTGATGATACGTGGGCTTAATCCGGATTCACCTTGGAAGTCAACATTTTCTTTTATGGTGTCATCCACAACAGATTGAGTGAAATTAACAACCGGTTCCTGCAGCATCCAAGCGACATCATCAAATACTTCTTCAGTCACAACACGATTTATAATGCTGTCAATTCTCATTTGGTTTACAGATGGTTCAATGCCTCGTAAACCTAAACCAACTGAGCGATTCAATTCTTCTTGTATTTCCGCAGAAACCTGTGCGACAATATTATGATTATTACTTAATGTCGGATTTAAAACTCTTTCTGCGATATTGTAATACATTTTCCCGTCAGGTAATGCTTCTGATCGGATATGTGCTTCAAATGTGCGGGAAAGTATTTCTCCGACTTCCACAGCATATTCATTTGCTTGTATATATGTCGCTGTCCCACTATCAATCGTACTTCGTATTACTTGTAATTTATCACTTCTGCTTATCGCTGTATTAAAATCTCTTTGAATATTATCTAATAATTCCGGTACGATATCAGTTGCCATTGTTCTCACCTTCTACTCCTGTTAAATCACGTAGATTTTCATTCCCGAAATAACCAGGAACAGCTTGGTTTACTTTTCCAATCCCATCCCCAATCAACGAGATAGTAGATGCGTCCGGCTTAAATACAGGCTCCCACTTAGCTTTAGTACGATATAACTGATTTCGTCTATAAGGAACGCCATCTCTCAATGCCGCAGCCAGATAACCCACATTCAGAAAGCCGCTACTAAAATCACGTTGTGCTTTTTCAGCTGCAAGTCTTAATGTTTCATGGCTCGCTTTAATTGCTTCGGCACTTGATGGATTGTCAGACGGAAAACCTAAATCATCTAAAGTTAACCCTGTTTCTCCTGCAAATCCTGAAGCTGCCGTTCTTAATTGCTCAACAAATGGTGACATAGACGGTACGTTAAATTGGCCGAGTTGTGGGTTGTCTCCTTCGTCATCTTTCGTAAACTCTAAAAACGATGCAACAGTAGCTTTCCAATTGTCCATTGCTTCTGAGTCCTGGGAAGTACCCACAACATATTTCTGCGGCCAAGAATAAAATTCAGCCGTGATATCAGCACGCTCCAATGTTCGCTTCGCATACTTTTGATAATAAATAGCTGATGGAGTAACACGAGAACGTCCAAACGGCTTGCTTGAATCCGGCCTGTGTATTATCGGCACCAGCAATGGTGCTGGTGCACTATTCTCTTCTGATGCCCTTAACTCACCATCAACATAATAGTCAGTTCTTCCGGCAACGAAATACAGTTCTTCTTTTGGTGCGTCGCGTTCATCCCTACTTAAAACTGCATATCCTTCAGTCAGTAGCCTGGTAATCGGGTCAAGTACGCCTGTGGCTTCTGATCCTTGAATGACTTGTAAACGCGGAATATCCTCATCACCTTCTGATATATAGATGAAACTGCATGAGTTGATTAATGATGATAACTTAGCATCGTCAAACAGTATATCTGCACTGTTCATCTGAAAAATTTCATTGATCTTAAAATTGTCATTTGCAAACTCACGGAACACCAAACGGTCTGCTAAGCTATCAACCGCTTTAGATCCCCAACCTAATGTAGCTTTATATTGTTGTCTTAATCTAGGTGGTATTGTGACACCAGGGCTGAAATCATAATTTTTCATGTCATAAACCTTTTGACGGTATAATGCACCATGTCTATAAACATCTAGTTTCTTGCGTAAATAATCGATTCCTTGCACGTTTTCACTCCTTCCTAAATAGTTCACGATAAAATCTGCACAGTGACAGCTGTGAAGGACGAAACAGTTAGAGAGGGGGTGGTATGCCCCCTATTCTTTAACTCGCCTCTTAACCCTAATTACAGTCTTTTTAGGGCTTTCGCTTGTTTGTGCATTATTATTATAATTCACCCAATCCATACTTTGTGGCAAATTCCTATTACCTATAATTTCTGGCTTTGTATCATAACCTGTTTTAAATATCTTATCTGACTTCTGTCTATTGCAAGTCCAGTGTGCCAACTGTAAGTTATCTATGTCAGACGGATGACCATTCTTAGCTACTGGTATGATGTGGTCAACTGCTGCACTCATGGGGTGGGGTGCTTTTAAACCAAAGTCCACCGGATGCCCACAGATACCGCAGGTGTTTTGTGTAGCGAAGATACGCTTTCTATTGCGTTCATAGTTGGCACGGTGGGCTCCTTTTCTATCAGCACGGGAATAGGACATAGCATCACTCCATTAAAAAAGACACCTAGGGGTGTCTTATGCTTCCAATATTTGTTTTTTCTTAGCTTTATATTCCTCTTCTGTTATTGCTCCTGAATCAAACAACTGCTTATATTTAAGTATTTCGTCTGCACCACTCGCTTGAATAGTTGTTTTTTCTTCATGCTGTAATGATTCTATAAGTGCTTTTAATTCCTTTGCTTGCTCTAATTCTTTTTTAGAGGCGAAAGTGATAGTGTTCTCATCTTTCGCTGTATCTAATACTCCACCTTTACTTTCTGATGCGCCGCTATAAGCAAATTGGATATAACCTGCAGTTAGTCGCGGTCGTTTGATTTGAACAGCAGTAATACTTTTAATTGGTATTGACTTTTCTCCTCTAGACCCTTTAGTTAAATAATTCAATACACCTTTACTGGTCCATCTTAGATACCCATCTTCTACCACAACGTGATATTTACCGTTTGATTTAAAATAAAATTCTTTCATAATCTCCCATCTCCCCTTTTATTATATTATCAGTCACTTGGAAGGATTATGCAATCCGAAATATAGTCATACCCTGCAACCGAATGCCACAGGGTATGCTCAGGTATGGGAGATTTAAAGAGTATATTAAATACCCCTTCACCTCTGCGACTGGTTCATATGACATTCGTATGACAAGGAACCTTGGCTTTCACTTTATTCTTAGCTCTTTCGATAAATTTTTGCACTGATGGTTTCTTTATCCCGAGTTCATCTGCTATTTCCCGCATGCTCATGCTGTTGTAGTAATATAACAGAAAGCATTGTCTTTCCCTGTGCGATAAGTCCGTCAATATCTCAATTAATGCTTGCTTTTCTGATTCTTGCAGCACTCTTTCCTCCGTGTCCAGTTCCAAAGATGGAAACATATCCATATCAAGTAATGCCCTGCGCTGATATGCTGACCGTCTGTCAATGCCTCTCATGTTTCCCGGCCGTCTGCCTGTTTTCATCCAGTCTATAGAGAATGACATGCTGTTTATCATGCTGTTTATGTG